ACCTAGACAAATATGTCCATTCATTCCCTCTTTCAGACCTCGCAAAAATGTTTCCTAACGCAAACATTATTGGTTTTGAATGGGCGGAAGTCAAAGATGACCTTCATGACGACTTTAATTTAGGAGTCAGAGAAGGTGGAACCCCCGAAGCATCAGATTCTCTTGGTGCTGACCTCAAATTAAACGGTTGGAAGACAGAGTCTTTACCACCGATAATTGACGAGAATGGAACTTGGATTGACGGAAGAACTCGAAGAAGTGAAATTAGACAACTGAAAAACTTTGAAGGTTGGTTGCCTGTTCTCAGAATTCGAATGAAACAGTCCGAAAAACCAAACACAAAAAGAAGAGCTACAGGAATCAAATCAAACTTTCATGATTATGTTGAGAGAACAAAAATGAAAGATTTTGTTGTGGCAGTTGTTGCAGATATCCAATGTGGAGAATGTGCAAGTGATGTTGATTCTATTTACCAACATTTATATGACGAGTATGAATTACATAAGTGGTTCGACACTGATTCAGGTATTGATACTAAAATCGTGAACATGATTCTAAAGAAAATAGCTGGTGGCACATTAGTTAAAGAAATGAGTCGTAAAGATGTCGTTGATTGGTTAGGAAACAAATTTGTTCAAGACCAAGACAAAGGATTGAATGATGTATTACTTGCAGTTGGTGGAAGTAGAGATGAACAATTATTTTTGAGATGGATTCTTGCATACGCAGGACAAACACAAAATGTGATTCTGTATTCTACAGATGCATTTGAAGGAGATGCAAAAGAAAATCTCAGAAAGTTTCTGAAACAAACAAAAAAATATGCGGAGAACGCATTCAAATTTGTTGGGCATTCATTTACACCAAAAATGCCACTAGAGTATGATGGTGAATTACCTTTCAATCTAAAAGGAATAGTTCCTACTATTGAAAATGATATGCAGAAGAAAGCATTCGAAAAGGGTCAACTCATAACTAAAGAAGAATTTCTAAAATAGTTAGAAAACCCCCTTGTCAACACTCCTCATATATACTATAATGAATACTATTATACATTTATGAGGAGTGTGTTATGTCATTTTTAAAAGACTTAGTTAAAGCATCAGGAAACGAATATGCAAATGTCGTTTCAGATGGTGTTGCAGCTGGAGATGTTGATTCCTTTGTTGATACAGGGAGTTATGTCTTCAATGCATTATTAAGTGGTTCACTACACGGTGGATTACCTAAAAACAAAATCACTGCAATCGCAGGAGAATCAGCAACAGGTAAAACTTACTTTGCACTGGGAATGTGTAAACAGTTCCTAGAAGATAATCCCGAGGCTGCAGTAATCTATTTCGAATCCGAATCTGCAATCAGTAAAGATATGATTGAAGATAGAGGAATCGATTCAAACAGAATTGTTATCGTGCCTGTGGTGACAGTTCAAGAATTCAGAAATCAGGCAATCAACATTCTCGATAAGTATCTTGAAACAGATGAATCAGAAAGACCACCTATGATGATGTGTCTTGATTCATTAGGTATGTTGTCTACTACAAAAGAGATTGAGGACACTGCAGAGGGTAAAGAAACCCGAGACATGACTCGAGCTCAAGTTGTTAAAGGTGCATTCAGAGTATTGACCCTAAAACTTGGTAGGGCAGGAGTCCCTATGATAGTGACTAACCACACTTATGATGTGATTGGTTCTATGTTCCCTCAGAAAGAAATGGGTGGTGGAAGTGGTTTGAAATATGCAGCCTCTTCAATTATCTATCTTTCAAAGAAGAAAGAAAAAGAAGGAACAGAAGTGGTAGGAAATATCATACACTGTAAGAATGCAAAATCTAGATTGACAGTGGAGAACCGAATGGTTGATGTCAGACTCAATTATGAAACGGGTCTAGATAGATACTATGGTTTACTTGACCTTGCACTTGCAAGTGGTATCTTCAAGAAATCGTCAACAAGGATTGAACTACCAAATGGTAAAACAGAATTTGGTAAAACTATTAATAACAACCCCGAGAAATACTTTACTGATGAAGTAATGGAAAGATTGGAAGTTGTAGTAAGAGATTATTTTAAATATGGAAACGAGAATAGAACAGACGATACTCAAGAATCTGATTCAGAATGAAGAGTTTACACGGAAGTGTATCCCTTTTCTAAAGTCCGAGTATTTCACAGATACAGCTGAAAGAACGATATATGAATTTACATATGAATACTTTCAGAAGTATACTAAACCACCTACAGTAGAAGCACTTCTCATAAATCTTGATAATTCTACGAATGTAAATGAGAAGATTATCACAGATTCTAAATCTATTGTAGAAGGTTTCGGTAGAGACGACACACCTCAAGACTGGTTATTAGACGAGACAGAGAAGTGGTGCAAAGATAGAGCAATCTATATTGCAGTCATGGACTCTATAGAAGTCATAGATAAGAAGTCACAACGCTCTACTGGTGAGATACCCGAACTTTTGAAAGATGCACTTTCCGTGTCCTTTGATACCCACATTGGACACGATGTATTAGAAGACGCAGACGAAAGATTTGAATTCTATCATACGGAAGAAGAGAAGATTCCGTTTGACCTAGAATACTTCAACAAGATTACCAAGGGTGGTTTACCAAACAAGACTTTGAATATTGTTCTTGCTGGTACTGGTGTTGGTAAATCATTGTTTATGTGTCACCAAGCGTCTTCTTGTCTTGTAATGGGAAAGAATGTATTGTACATTACCATGGAAATGTCAGAAGAAAGAATTGCAGAGAGAATCGATGCAAATACTTTGAACATTCCTATGAAAGAACTTCCCGACTTGTCTAAGAAAATGTATGACAAGAAGATTGAGAAACTCAAGAACAAAACAAAAGGTAAACTGATTGTAAAAGAGTATCCAACTGCAGCTGCACATGCTGGACATTTCAGACATTTATTACAAGAACTGGATATCAAGAAAGATTTTCAACCCGATATTATCTTCATTGACTATCTAAACATTTGTGCAAGTCATAGAATCAGGCCAGGCTCAGGTGCAAACTCTTACACTCTAGTTAAGAGTATTGCAGAAGAACTTCGTGGTCTTGCAGTTGAATATGATGTTCCAGTTGTATCTGCAACACAAACTACAAGAAGTGGTTATGGTTCTACAGATATTGGACTCGAAGATACTTCTGAATCTTTTGGTCTGCCTGCAACTGCAGACTTAATGTTTGCATTGATTACAAGTGACGAGCTCGAAGACCTAGACCAGTTAGTAGTGAAACAATTGAAGAACAGATACAATGACCCAACAATATTCAAGAGATTTGTAATCGGTATTGATAGGTCAAGAATGAAACTTTATGACTGTGAACAAGAAGCTCAGGAAGAGTTGATAGATTCTGCAGAGAATGATTATGATGATTCTATACCAGTTGCAGACAGAGGTAGAGATAGATACTCAGATTTTAAGATATAAAAAACCCTCTTGTCATACCATAAATAGTATTGTATAATATAATGTACTGTTATGGAAACTAAAAAAACATTGAAGTCTGATGAAGTAATCGAACTGATTACCTATAAGATACAACTCAAAAAATCTCTCAGAGATTTAAAGAAGAGTGGTAATCTTAAACAGGCTGATATGATACAGTTGAAACTCGAACAAGTAGAAGAAAAACTTCACTCTTCACCCCTTTCAAAAACCTAAATAGTTCTTTTAGGAGGAAATCACATGGGAGCATGGGCAGACCAAATTGCTTTATTAGATTTAAGAATTGCACGACAGGAACGATACAGAGATTGGATTGAAGGAACCAATAGTAATGTATTCGGCCCTAGAGGAGAAGCTGCAGACTGGAGTAATCCAGCACATACAGACGGTTGTGACCCTAATGATACCACTGGTGCATCTAATCATAGATGGACTGGCACAGGTGGTGGTGACGCTTACTTTGCATGGTGGAGAAGTCAATATCCGACAGTAGATGAAAATGAGACAGACCCAGTCACACTGGGTGTTTATGAAGCATGGAAAGACTGGTCAGATAATGGTTCTAATGTAAGAGCTCAAACTGGTATGGAAGCTGCATTGACAGCACATAAACAAAATATCACTGATTTGACTGCAAAGAAGGCCACACTACAAAGTAAAATAGACAGTGGTGCATCAGGAGAATAGTCACCCGAATCAAAAAAAATCATAAATAGTAGTATTCCACAGAAAATTGTGATATAATACTATTATGGGTGCAAAGAA